CTATTAGAGAATGTGCTACCCATTTATCAAACACAGCTGCTGGTTCTGTGTTCTTCATAAAGTCTAAGTAATTTTCAATCCAACCATCTTTAAGCGTTCGCATTAACCCTCCTTATTAAGCCAGTTAATGATATCTTGATTAAATGGTTTAGGATGTACATATCTTTGCTCATATATTATAGAAGCAAGTAATGAAGCATCTCTCATTTCACTAGGTGTATATTGACAATCTACAATAAATTGAATCATAGTATCTACTAATCTTTTAAAGTGTGCATCACTGTTATATCTATCTCTTGGTGTCATTATCTTTCCTCCTTATTAAACATAATTCCCATAGTCTTTGCGAATACTTCTTTATGCCGTTGCTTAGATATATCAGGAAGTTTATGTGAGTTGACAAACGCAATAGCTTCTGCTTTCATTGCATCTAGTCTCTTAAGCAAAGGATTAATATTGATGTTTGTTTGATGAGAGAAACCTCTAAGGTTTTCTAGTGACATGCTTATAGGTACAAGTATAACATGGTATCTTGCAGCTAGATGTTGCATACCTTTTACAGTATGAATTACATCTACTCTTGTCATACCTGATTGAACTATAGTTACACTAGAGTCAGTTAAATAATCTCCTTTAAGTTTCTCTCTGAGGTAAGTCATAATACTTTGTTGTTCACGAGTATTAGTAACTACGATTATGTTAGTCATATCTCTTTCTCCCACAAACAAAAGTCTTTTGTTGTTAGATGCTTTCTACCATCAAATACTCTACAAGAGAATGGTCTTTGCTTGTAAATACTACAACCATATTTAGTAAGTTTAGAACAAGTATGTGGAAACGTTACTGTTATTGACTTATCTAAATTGTAGGTTATCTGTACTCCACGAGCCTTATAAAATTCTATGGTAGTCGGAAGAGCTTCTAAAGTAAAAGATAATAACTTACAGCACTTTAAACACTTCAAACATAACTCACTCTTGGTCGGCATAGTAGTCCTCCAAAAGTGCTTTGATTCTTGATATCTTTTGTGCATCAGTAAAGTTTTGCTTTAATCTCTCGTTGATTAGATCAATAGTTGTTATTGCTGTCTGCTCCTCTTTAAGAAAAGCTATAAGTTCTTTTCTTAAAGGAGTGTCGAGCATTATCCACTCAAGACGTTTTATTGTTTCTTCGATATTCATTCCACTTCCTCCTCTAGCTCAATGATATCCTCACCATATACATCTCCCCATCTCTTACCAACCTTGAAGTCTACTCCAATAATAAATTCTTCAAAGCCAATAATAATTGGTCGCACCATACACTCAGTTAGCTTTTCCATTGTTTCACTAACTGCATCTGGCTTACATTGTACATAGATGGCATCATGTAACTGCATTATAATGTCAATATCATCTCCATACTTATCATAGAATATCCTCATTGACTCATTTAAAAAGTCACCTATAGTAGATTGAGGTAGATAAGAATAAGCACTTCTGAATAACTTATCGCCCCAGATATCCAAGAATCTATGCTTCCTTCCCATTGGAGTTGTTAGAGTTCTAGTAGTTCTTAATTCATTCTGAATGATTTGATACCATACTTTCAGTAGAGGATTAGCTTTGTGATAAAGATTTAATAATATCTTAGCTTCACTAATCTCAATGCCTAAAGCATTGGCTACAACTTCTGGTCCAGCAGAATAAGAACAAGCGTGTCTTAATGTCTTACCAACTCTTCTCATCTCTGGAGTAATCATATCGTAATCAACTTCAAACATCAGAGATGCAGTTAACTTATGCACATCATACTTACTTTGTTCTTCTGCTGATGCAGTGAAAGCCATTTTAAAGAAATGCTGTAACCTAGTATCTCCAATAAGATGCGATACTATAACTGCTTCTGCTTGACGCATATCAGCCTGCAAGATTACTGTTCCTTCATCAGCACAATAAGTTTCCCTTGCCTTTGGTGGGATGTTTTGTAGATTGCCTGGACCGTAAGTTAGAATAATAGAAGCAGAAGAAGACCATCTGCCAAAAGATTTCTTACCTTCCTCTTCCTTTGATGAACCAGTTATATTATAGGAAGTATGATACCTACCTTCTGGCGAAGGCTCGGCACTTAAGAAACCATTCAGTTTCAATAACTTCTTATAATCTAATATCTTGATAAGCCAAGGATGGTTGGGATACTTCCTTGCTAGTTTCTTCATTGCCTTTGCATCTACAGTTAGTACCCTTGCTTGTTCCACAGATTTTCTTCTCTTAAACTGTGGTTCGAGTCCGAGTTCATAATACAATAACTGTTGCATTTGCTTTGAACTGTTAAAGTTAATTTCCCTTTTAAATTGATTATCCAACTCCATTTTAACTGCTGCAGTTTGCTCAACATTTTCATTGAGTAGTTGTAATCTTCTTTCATTATCTATCCTCACTCCCCTGAGCTGCATCATTATAGCAGGATCGAGCATACTCATCTCAAAGTTATAAGTTCTTTCCATTTTCTGTTTAATGATTTCCTTTTGTAAAGGTTCAGAAATAGCAAAAGTTCTTATGGCATCAAGTGCATTGTACACTGCTGTATCAACTTTAGATAGATTCTTCCAAGGTGAAACATCAAGCATTATACTCCCAACAAATCCTAGGTCTCTGGGAAATTCAGGAAAGATTACATGCATAGCTATGAGAGTATCCATCCAAACATTCTCAAAGAGAACACCGTGATGATACCACATAACAGCTTTATCATATGAAGCATTGTGCATAATAGACTCACAATGTTTAGCAATCTCTCCGAGTTTCTGCCATAACTGAGCTTCTTGCCTTGAATTGACAGTAGAAGAAGTACCCTTCATATTATAGAAGCTCATTCCAAAGTGTGGACTATCAGCTATACCTAACAGATAAGGATAAGCAGTACCAATATGTGCTTCAATGTCAAACGCAAATCGCTTTCTACCTTTAAGTATTGTATCCATATAATCCATGAACATCTCGAATCCCGCGGGAGCTACATATTGAGTCTTGTCTTTAGGAATGTCTGGACTTTCTGAGTGATACAATGCTTTTCTTACATCGAACACAGCGACAGGAAATAACTTCCATTCGTAGTTGATTGCATTTGGATGGTATGTAGGAACTACTTTTAATCCAGGAACAAGTGTAGATTCTATAATATATCCTCTAGCTTCTGAAATTTTCTTTATTCCAGTAAGAGCCCATAGTGCATAAGCTCCCATAGCAACCACTACATTCGGACGAGATTCCTCCAACTCAATTCTTAATTGTTCAATCCACATTACCAGTTCTGGTTTAGGTACAGTGCATTTAGAGTCATAAAAGAAATGACTCATGTTGTTTGCAGTTGGTCTACGCATAGCAACATTTCTTATTCTTACATCTCTTCTGTTTATACCGTTCTGAGATAGGATAAGATTGAATGTCTTTCCTGAGCCATGCATATTCTGAAATGGCAGTCCTGTTTGCTCGCCAAGTTCATCTGGGGCTTCTCCTAAAAAGAACATCTTACTGTTGGGAGGGCCAGTGGTTTTACAAAGCATTACAATTCTCCTCTATAATATTTAAGTTAGCAAACTCACCAAAATACTTAACAGCAGCATTATTGTATGCTTTTGCTGCTTCTATTTTAGTTTTAAACTGTCCTAAATATACGAGTTCTTTATTAACTCTTATTGAACTTTTATAACCAGCTACATTACCAGCATAATAAACACCTTTATATTTATTTCTTACTTGGTTTTGTGCGTTCTGGGTATAGGTACAGTTACGTAAATTATACTTTTGATTGTTAAGTTGATTATGATCTTCGTGGTCACAAACTAAGTTATCTGGAGTTTTCATTACAACTCTGTGCATTAATATAGTTTTATATGTTTTTCGCTGAGCACAATATCCTCCAGAACGAATTTTAACTGCACACCACTTCCATTGATTAAGGTATGCAAAGTCCTCGTCATCAACTAATGCAATCTTACCTTGCGTGAGTTTTATTTCTTGCATAGTTAGTTCCCTTTCGCAGTAATAATAGGACTTTCTTCAGTTATAGACTTCATAACATTTTCCATAGTATGAACCTCTCCGCACGCAATGCATCTTAAGCAAGGCATAGCAATTAAAGAAGGCTTACCTGTTTTAGAATATAAAGCAGGGACAACTTTATAAATTGCTACTGACTCGAATATAAACTTACCGCAGGTGCATACAACTGTTTTTAAGTCATTAGCATCTACATTAATTTGCTGCTGTATTTGATTGCCATTCATTTAGGCTCTCCTTAAAATTCTACAGGTTTAATTATTGTTGTCCAACTTATACTATCACCATCATCTGATGTTAATCTACCACTTGTAACTTCATTTTCGTGTAACTCGTGTATCATCTGATAAATCTTTGCTGGTACAGCATCAATACTTAATGTTTCAACTTCAATTTTAATTGTTACTTTATTCGCTTTCATCTTACTCTCCCTTCATTTTAAAGTAATTAGTAATTCTTTGTTTACCTACTGCAAATGCTTCAACTAACTTCTCGCAACCAATAGGATACATCTTCATTTCAATAGCAGCTTCTACACTAGCCATACTGCCTGCAAAAGGATCGAACACAACAGATCCTGGCATTGCAAGTCTACTTAATAGTTCCTTCAATAATGCTACTGGTTTCTCTGCCTGATGAATTCTAATAGATGGTGTTACATTAGGACACTGAATCCAATCAACCTTACCTTCAATAACTATTCTTGAATCTAACTTCCTAGCAAACAGCATACTCTCATAGCCTGCTGACATCCATTTAGATGGAGCATTGTTCTGTCCGCTTTCATTCTTAATCCAAATGATTGGGCGTTGTGAGCAATTCCAACCTGCTGCTTCAAACATAGATCTTATAATCCAGAAGTTACTAATAGCACAGAACACTACAGCAAATCCAGTATCCTTAACAATTCTACTGGACTCTTTCGCAACATTGTTAATTAATAACATTGATTCCTCGAACCCATCTTCGTACTTAAAGCCTGACATTGTAACATCACTTCCAGTATGACCTCCCAATCCAATAGTAATATCATGGATATCTATTCCATAAGGTGGATCGGTTAGCAGAACATCAACACATTTATCTTCCATGGTAAGCATATATTCCAAGCAATCAACATTATGAATCTCAAACTTATCTTCTTTGTCTTTCATTACTGCATCATAAGTATCTAATGCTTGTATGGAAGCGGATATTCTTTCGAGTCCTTTAACGGCTCTTTTAATATCAGACTTCGTCTTACAGTTGGCAAGTTCAGGGAAATCTTTTAGTGCTTGTGCTAGAGCAAGGTCGCCAATGACTGATGCTCTTGTCTTCCCTATCACCTGAGCCGTATCATCTAATCTCCAACCAGTTCCCTTGTCACTACCCTGTACTGGTTCGCCATAAATCTCCCTTTTCAAGTTATGAAGTTCTTGTACTGCCATGATTTCTTCTGCTGGAGTGAAAGCTTTTCGTTGAATGTTCTCTTCAAGTTCCATTTCCCGCAGTTCGAGTGGATTGACGGTGTCTACAAAGACTATCTTAACATCTAAACCTGCTTCAATACAAGCTGCTAATCGCCGACCACCAGCAACCAACTTCATATCTCTATTAACAACACAGGGTTGTAACTGACCAAACCTTTTAAAAGACTCAACTAATTCTTTTATCTTACCCATCTCTTTCCTGAACCGTGGCATATCCTCTGGTAAGATTATTTCTGTAGGTGCTACTACTCTATAGTTATCCATTCATTACTCCTTGTATAAAGAACTTCTTTTATTATTGTAGTGTTTTATTTCTTCTGACCAATCTCTCTCAACATCTTTAAACTCATATCCTATAAAGTTTACCATTGGTTCTGGACAATAACACATTCCATAATCATCGAACTGCATTAACTCAGGAGTTCCATTATCAAGTAAAGCAACAAGATGTACATCTATTTTACTTAATGTATTATCATCATTTACATAAACTGCTTTAATATTACTTATTGGAATAATTGAAATAATTTTACTGTCGCTCATTCTATCGCTCCTTTTAGTGCTTTAACATCTTTCATACTTAACCCAAGTGCCTTGAGTATACCTTTCTCTACATCACTTAACCTAACCGCAGAAGATTTTTGTTTTAAGGGGACGTCAATTTTTGACATTGATTGCATAATGCGATCTGTCCTTTTTACAGAATCTTCTTCTACTTTAATAGTTAATGCTTCAAGAGTATAATCAAGAACATTTTTAAACATTTTATTTAGCTGCATTTCTTTTCTTTTCCTCTCTTTTTATTATACTGGCGTATTTGTTATCTACTTCTTTATTGAGTAAATTTTTATGCTTCTTAACCATTATATCAATTTCTTCTTTCAGATCTTGATAGTACGATATCTTTGTAATAATCTTTGCTTTAAGTATTTGTGCTTTTGTTAGCATTTTGACATCTCCTTTCATTAGCCCATTGACAAGTTAGTGAGTATTCTTTATTACAGATTAAATCATCTTTTGTTGTACCACTTATATCACTTCCAGCAGCACAAATACAAGTATCTTCTTCTTTCTTTGGATAAAACTCACAGTATTCTTTCATTTTTACTCTCCTTTTATTTAAGTTTCATCGCCGGTTAGGACAATCGCTCCGCATACTCGACTTACCTGATTGCAGTTTGCATTTCCCTTCCGGTCGGATGTTGGTTAATTCGCGTTCCTTTTCTTCTCTATGATATTGTTCAACCATCTTCTCTTTTGCGTAAGAATTAAGACTCGGGTCCAGATAGTATGTGTTCCAGTTCATTTCATTTCTCCTTCTTCCAAATTACTTGCGAGGTATATTAAGTGTTATGCGTCACTTGATTTCCCCGTTCGTAATAAATCCATGCCAGTGCCCGCTTTTGCTGGCGTCAATTGAGGGCGTGACACTCATGGTTGCGAAGTCCGTGCTTTCCCACTTCCACGCACAAGCCTCATCCGTCAGAACCGCGCCATACCTCGGCCCGATCGGCTCCAAGTTCGCTGCAATAGCCAAATCTCTCTGCTGGCCAAAGCCCATTACCACGTTCTTGCAGGTGAGCCAGATTTGTTTGCAATGCGGGCAGCGGAACGCAAAAACTTGTTCGCTTAACCACCGTGGTTCTAACTCAATAAGCCTTATTTCATTTCCCCTTTTCAACCCCTGCCTAACCCGTCAATCCAGCCGCCGCTGAGCTTTGCGTTATCGTACATCATCAAACCAAATTAAAAACAACAGACAACATCCGGCGTGTGCTAAATGATGCAGGCCGCTTTCTGGATCTGCGCGTTCCCCGTCCCACCATGCCGTTAAATGTCGCATTAATGCGGCAAAGTAGCGCTCTTTTGCGTTCGGCACTTTCTGCCAGGCATAAATGATAAATCCTTTCGATAACAATCCTTAGAGCGGACAGGCAAAAGCGCCTGCCGCTCAATTTGCGTTATGTGGATAAATATAGCGGGTTGCCAAAGACTCACAGTCGGCAGTTCTTATAGACACTGGGTATTCTGGTATTGTCCCCAAGCCTTAGTTTTACTTGAGCCACTACCCACTTTACTTACTGCTCATCAAGTTTTCTTTGAAGCATTTTCTTTTCTGCTTTCAAAGCTTCCAACTCTTTTTCCTTTACTTCAATCACATCATCTAATGCCTCAATGAGATTAATAGTATCTTGCTTCAATCTTCCTGATCTTTTCATACTATTCTCCTTTAAGCAGCAACAATATCAGCTACTTGGTTGCTAAATCTACCTTCCCATTCTCTGATGTTTATAGATACAATAACCTGTATGCCAATCCATTCAGCATTCTGTACGCCGTCTTCAATTGCCTTCGCAGTATTCATATTGATCTTCATCTTCTTCTGGAAATCCGCAATCATATTAATCTTGGCTTGGCGTTTGGTCATCTTACCACTCTTAGTTCTAACAAGTTCATCACCTGATTTGGGAAAGTAGTTCTTATACTGAATAACATTTCCACTCACAGGTGTTTCGTTGTCAGTCATAAACACATCGTTGTCTGCCATCAAAGAAATATCCCATACCAGTGCCATATCAGCAGCATCAAATTTAACACCTGTTATAGCACCTTCATACTGACCAGTAGGAATAAGAGGAGCAACTTTGTACTCAGCCTCTATATCAAAATCTGTATCAAATTGAAAGCCACCTTCTGGATTTGCTGCCATTGAATCATCTACTTCTTCTTTTGGTACATCTTGTTTATTTACTGCTTCTTTTTTCTGAGTCATATTTTGTCATCCTTATTTTGTTTGAGTTTGTTTAGTTTCTTTTACTTTCTTTCCTGTTAAGTATGCCATTATTTCTGCGTAATCATTAGGCAACAAATCAGGAAGCGTTCGTAACTTCCCAGACAGTCTTGACCTTGATTTATTGTAGCCAATAGGAACTGTCTGTATTAACCACCTAGTATCACCCCCTTCCCTCTTAGTAGTATGATAGTACACTTCATCAAAGTATCCCGGAATTATGATTGGTAATGCACCAGTCAACATCGGTTCAACTCCAACTATATTACCTGTCTCTTGGTCTTGAATAACGTGTAGATGAGCAATGAAGTGTATATTACAAGACATAGCCATAATCTGTTTTAGCCTGCCTTCCATTAGATTCCTTACCATTGAATAGTGTACATTCCAAACTGGACCTTGAGTTGCACTTCTCTTAGCATCCAATTGAAGGGCTCGTTCCATACATACTGCAGACATAGCAGACAAATCATCTACTATAACAGATGTGTACTTACCTTCTTTGACATCTTTAATAATGCGAACTAAGTCCTTTTCAAACTTTGTCCAACCCAGAGGACTCAACTCGTACTGTTCATAATCAAAGTCCAAACCCTTATAAGATATAATTGAGTTAGCAAAGTCGAACACAAAGCCAGGTGTTGGAAAGCTACTAGCTAATATACTCTTTCCAGTTCCTGGCTCTCCTACAGACATTACTTTGATGTACTCTGTACTTGCTGATACGTCTTTAGCATTCATTCCTTCTCACCTTCTTTCTTACTTTCTTTAAAAAAGATTGTTATCTCATCTGGCATTGGCAAATCCTTATTAATATATACGCCTCCGCTTATGACATCTCCCAATTGCCCAAAGACATAATGATTAAACTTCTTTGTTTCACCAAATGCTTTATCGAGTCTTGCTTTAATAGCCATTTGTTACTCCTTATTTATTTACACTGTGTAATTGTCTTAAAATATCATCAGTATAATTATGTGCTTGTTTTAACTCAACTCTTAATGTTTCAAAGAATGATGGTAAAGTTCTTTCTACTAATCCTGACTTTAAATCCTTTTCTGATTCGTCTGCCATACTAAACTGACCTAGTATAACATTTGCTTCTTTAGCTGCATATGCACACTTTTCTTGTAAGTCTACTGCTAAATTCATAACTATACTTGCTGGACTTTCTTGTGCTCCCATTGTTTTATCCATGTTATTCTCCTTATGAAATACAAAAGAATTTCTCTGCTAACTCTATATCATCAAAACTACTTCTATTAACTAATTCGACACCATCTGCAGCATCATGTTCAGAATATTCATTATCATAGGTTGCAATCTGCAAATCTCCGTGCTCTTTAATAGCTTCTGTCAACATTACAATCAATTCACTTGCTGTCATATTTATTCTCCTTTTTAGTCTTTATACCACCAAGGATCAAAGAATCCCAGTTCTTCGTAAACATCTTCCCAAGTGGATAAGTTGTATTTAATTATATCTTTTATCTTATCTGACGCTTCACCTCTTGTCATCTTTCTGCCAACTACTTCTTTATTATCCCTAAGAAATTGTGTTTGTTTCTTAGTAGATCTTTTATCTCTCCAATGAATCCACTCCTTTGGATTACTAAATGTATCACTAAGTGCAGTTTCAATTCTCATAGTAACTACCTCAGTAAATAAACTTTATCGCAAACAAGATAAACAAAATAACAACTATAAATGTAATAAGGTCTTCAATAAAGTTGTCATTCATCTACTGCCTCCACAACTCTATCATCTGGAACAATAACAAAGCCGTCCATCTCTTTGAACTTATCCATATTCCACTTAGGATAATCACAGAGTTGAATGTACGGGCAAGCTCTATTGAATTCATAGCAACTATTGTAATTAGGTGGGTAATTTGCTTGCTGAGCCTTATACATACAAAATCCATTCCAGATAACATATCTTCTCCAATCTTCATAGTCATGATTAGAGAATATCATTGGGAACTTCATAAAATCTGTTTTGGTATCTCCATATTCACCAGTCTTTCTACTCTTAGATGCTTTCAATTGATGATAATAAACCATACAGCCATTGATGCCATCAAAATGTCTTTGAGCTACAAATTGATAACCCATCAATTGTGCCATCTTTCTCATCTTTGAAGCCATATAAGGTAAATCAACTGCGGTTGTTTTAAAGTCCACAACCCACTTCATACCATCTACATTAAGAATTAAGTCAACTACTATTACAAACTGAATCTCAATGTCACCGAAGTAACTTTTCTCCTCATCAGATAAGGATATTATAGTAGTGATTTTGTTTTCAGGTACTCCCGCAACAACTTCGTTGTCAGTAGCATATTGTTCATGATAAAGTGTTAGTGAAGATAGGAGGGATTCAAGATTTCTGTAATCCTCTTGAAATAATTGAACTGTAGGTTTCTGCCAATACTCTGCAGCTGCTTCAATAGCTTTTACTAATGACTTGCCATTCTTATAGTACGCTTCCATTCCTTTATGATAAGCAGAACCATACCTAAGTGGCATAGCACCATTGACTGGGAACAATCGTTCTTTCTCGAATAGTACTTTCCTAGGGCAAGTTATTAGTTGTTTGATTGTAGAGTGAGATACTCTAATTCGTTCTGTCATAGTTAGACTCCCCTTAAAATGAGTTGTAGACTACCCAATCAATGTCAAATTCTAACACGACTGGGTAGTCTAAAGTGATTGGAACTAGATATTACTTAGCAGGTGCTGCAGCGGAAGCCAATTTCGGGTCTTTGATGATGCCCAGTTTGATAAGTAATGCTGTAGCGGCTTCTGCTTCTTTCGGAGGAAGTTTGCTGATGCCAGAGTCGATAGCCGTAACAGATACGGATTCACCTCTCGGAGCTCTGACAGACCAGTCACCTGCCATTAGTCCTGCGAATACTTTCTCTATCGCATCGACTGCTTCCTGACCACTGCAACCTGCGGCAGCGTCACCTAATTTGTGATTCAAGCCAAACGGCATTAACTTCTTTTGAATTTCAACAGGAAGTTTGCTAGCGTCAAACACCATTTTCTTTCCAGTTACAACTTCCATAATAGTGATTATGTTACCTTCAATTTTCTTATCTAATTTTTTACTTTTCTTAGCCATGATTTTATCTCCCTTATTTAGTAGTTAAAGTTAAGTGTATCTGTTTCTACTGTAACCAACTTAATTTTCATCTTTGTCATATACCTCCTTTATAATATTAATATTAGCAAACTCACCGAAGTACTTAATAGCAGCTTCGTTGTAAGCTTTTGCGGCTTCTGTCTCTGTATCAAAACATCCAAGATATATTTGCTTACTGTTATGTGTGATGTAACTAGTATAGGATACTAAGAGTCCTCTTTTATTAATGTAAACTCCTTTATAACCTTCTCCTGTTCTAACTTGATTTTGCATATTCTGTGCCCAAGTACAGTTTCTTATATTATTTCGCTGATAATTCAATGTATTACCATCTTTATGGTCAACAATCATATCTGAAGGTGTATTTAGTAAGTACCTTCCTAGATTACCAAATCTATTACTGTAAGCATAAAACTTATTACCATTACCTGCTTTAGCAAACCATTTAAGAGTTGGTAAAAGTAAGTAGTCTTCATCACTTACTAAAGCAGTCATTCCTCTAGTGAGTAGAATTGTCTTCATCTTTTTTTCCTTCTGCTTCAAGTTTAGCTTTTCTTGCGTACTCAGTAACAATAGCAGATATATGTTCTTTTACTGTTATTCCACGCTTAAATGCTTCATCTTTAATAATAGCGTAGTCATCTCGGTCAACACTAGAGTTAAATGAAAGTTGCTCCACTTTAAATATCCTTTCTGGTGTAATTTTTATTACAGCCATAATTTTTATTACACCAGTAGCATACCACATTTAAATACATCTGTCAACAACTATTTTTTCACTTAGTTCTATTCAGAACCTGTACATTCTTAAGATTCCATTGTTTAAGTACATTGATTGCCTTACCTGATTTGTGTCTATAAATCAAGCTTTTAACTTTCCTGAGTATGTACTCAGAATTGATGAAATAGATGTAAGGTCTACCATCAATTAGAGTACATAACTCATAGACTCCAAAGCAATCCTTACTTTCTGATTCAATTTGTAGAACTACTTTGCTCTTGCTCATTACTCTCTCCAAAAGTAATAGTCTTTGCTAATCTCTCCATATTCTCAGAGAACATTTGATTCCACTTCTTTTCTCTTACAGACCTTTCTATTTCAGTTTCATGCAACGGAGTATCTTTTGCATTATTTCCATACTTCAAGTTGCACATAGTATTTACTTGCGGAACAAGAGCAGTTCTTTTTCTGTTATACTCCTCGTGATGAGCCAATTCCTCATCTGTCCAAATCGCCTTCAGGATTGGTGTTCCTGTTTTCTTCAGCGTTGTTCGTACTAATTTCATCTTCAGTCTCCTTTACAATAGGTGTTAGTTTACCATCTTCTTCTAGCTTAAATACCTTAAATCTACTCGCATTAAGCTTCCTAATCACAGCATAAGGTTCTCTATACTCAATTCCATAATCCTTAGCCTTAAGCCACAGCTTATGGTTCTTAGCCATCATCTCCCCAATAGCTCTACCTATCAGCACTCTAAATACTTGTACTTCTTTTGCTGACATTTCCACCGCACAGGTATCGCCACTGAGAACAGCAGTTAAGAACATTTCTTCTGCTTCTGCTCTAGTCAATTAAAATCACCTCCTTATTAATATCTATACATTTTAAATGCTTCATCATCACAAGGAACAAGTTTCCTTATATTATCTTTACTGCAAACCTTATCTCCAGTCGCCGCAACTTCCTCGCCAAGCATATCTTCCCAACCTATATAAATAGCCCAGTCATGAATTCCGCCTCGCACAGCTACCCATCTTAATACTTTATTTGAGTTAGACATGTTTATTCCAGTATAGTTATCAATCGTTACGCCTTCAGCAAATATTGTATGCGGTTGCATATCTTTTAACTTTTCTACTGTTAACATTTAAGCCTCCTCTAAAGTAAGTTTAATTGTCTTAGGATACTGTTCGCCAACTGCAAATGCTGACTTCATAATGTAAATGCTTCTAACATCAGCATCTTTATCAGCTGCATCATAGCGTACACTGTGTTTCTTCTCTTCGTTCAATTTCATCGTAACTGTTGTAGTGTTCATTACAATCTCCCTTCTTTAATTCTGATTTGCATAAATCTTAATATCTCTTTATAACTGTATCTAGTGTACTTAATACACAAAGCTATAAAGTACTCACGCTTTCTAATTACTTTATCTTTTATACCGAACTGTTTGTTTCTTCTTGCTTGCCCCATCTCATCACCTAAATCAAAAACATATAACTTAAAACAAATCCAGTTACAACACCAAAGAAGAACACCAACATCCCTAATACCATAATCTCTGCGGTATCAATATAGTAATATTCTCCAACTTCATAAGTATTTCTGTTAACAAATTTCTTAAGTATTGGCATCACTCACCTCCAAACACATCATCTTGACAAGACTGACACATACCAGAAATCACAAACTCTTTTATAGATAGTTCATCTCTAAAAGAATCAGCCTTAATCTGTTGCTTGCATAAAGGGCAAAGCCCTTCCTCAACCGCTTTTACTTCTTTAGCAAAGCCTACAGCATTCATTATTGCTTTATTCATTGACTGCCTCCTCTACAGATTTACCATCACATACTAATTTATATTTAGGATATTCGGTTACTTCCGTACCAACCTGTACTAACCTACAAGTTGCACCCTCTACGTCACTGTCACACCAAGAAGGTCTAATACATATAGTTGATTTATTAGGAGTTTTTAGATACCATTCTGGATTGTCATCGCTTTTACAGAATCTGTCTAGTAGTACACCATTTTGTGCGAACTTCTTTAGTACAGCTTTTACATCATCTATTGACTTAGCAGTAAAGTACATATTGATGTCAAAGCCTAAGTAAACATAACCATCTTTAGGCACGATTTCCATAGCCAACAAAACATCATCATTCATTTTCTTAGCTTTTTTAATGTTTTCGCTGTAATCTTTAATCTTATCATTTACCATCTTACAATACACTTTCTTCTCTTTCATAACTGCCTCCTTTTAATCAATGTTAAATTTTTACAAAACTTATCCTCTGCGCAGATTCTTAATAATCCTGATTAATTCAGCATCAGGTAACAAAGGTAACAATTCATCTGAACATTCCGGACAGCCTAGTACCTGATGCTTTTGTTTGAACTTAATTGGATTAGATGGCACATCAACAGTTTTCGTAGCATATCCTTCCATATCCAATCTCTTAACCAAATCAAAATAACTTGTAGTACTTGCACCACAGCCCTTACAATGTTTCTCTATCTGTCCAGACTGCTTACTCAAGTCATGCGTGATAGGTGCTCTACTGGTGTCTCTAGGGGTGTTAGCTCGCTTCTCTTTAGCTGCTAACTTATTTATGTCTAATCCTAGCTTCTCTAACAATGCTTGTTCTTCGTGACTTAAATTAATTGTAGGCATTTTCTAATCTCCTCTCCACTTTTCTTGCGAATTATTGTGACTGGTTGAAAAGGAACTGCTTTGAACGGAACAACCATTTGAAACCTTGGTTTTCCATTCTCTTTAACTTCAGTTGTTTTAACTCTAATCTTCTTCTCTTTCACTATTTCCACTACATCTTTCATTTTTACCACCTCCATTAGAATAGTATTTAGCCAACTAATCAATGTTAATAATTGATATTAATTAGCTATTTCACCAGTTCTTTCCGTATTGAGCAAATAATTTCAATCAACTTTATTGTTTTCATCAAACGTAACTTATCTTCTGAACACTCTGTGCAGCTGATTACATTGTATGCTTGTGTAATAGTAACTGGATTGGCGGGAACCTTAACCATCCTGATAGCGTAACCTTCGCAATCTTCCCTTTTGACGAGGTCAAAGAACTTAGTGGTTGTATTGCCACAGCATCTGCAATAGCATTCTGTTTTACCAGATTGGTTTGACAAGTCATGATTAATAGGTCTTTCTTTCGCACTTCTTGCACTGCTTACAACAGGTTTAATGAGTGCTTCAACATCTACTCCGCACTCTTCAAGCTGTGCCCTCAACCCAGGTGTTAATAATACTTGCTTACTCATTTCATGCTCCTTTATTTATTAAGTAATTCTTGTTGTTGCAATTCTTGTCGTTGCATTTCTTTAGTTACTTCAAATATGATTTGATTATAACATTCTTCAGTTGTTGTCAAACCATCATCATATTGTTTCAAAATATTACAAAGAATTAAAATAGCTTCAACTGATGTTTTATAAGTTTCCATTGTTCCTCCTAGTAGATATAATCTTTATATTTCTCGTCAAATTTTCTCGGTTAATTCCGCAGCATCTTTCTTAACTTTAGCATTTACTTTATCATAGTATTCTTTTCCGTTTGCTGTAAATGCCCAGCCTTTTGCTTTCCTGTTTACTATTTTCTGTATTGTTTTATCATCTGCTATTTTAGTCCTCCTTTATTACGTTTATCGGTATTACTTTATGGTCGTAGTGTTTAATTATATTGTACTGAGTATGTAACGCTTCTTTACATTCAATACAGTACAGACACTCTTTTAAAGCTATATTTCCATGAAACTCAAATTTACCGCATCCACATTTGTGCATATTAACTTTATCTATTCTTTGCTTTTCCATTTATTCCTCCTTTTAAATTAAGTATAGCATTGGTTAGTATTAAATACATTATCTTGTTTAATGCCTCATCTGTTGTTGTCGTCCCTTCTGCTACCATGTTAATATAAGACTTAATTGCAGCTTCAAACTTCTCGTAGTTCAACCTCCTTGTTTTATCTGTGTAGTATGAATCTATTTGTTTCCAGTGCTTACCAGACTTTAGATGTGCTTTTAAATTACCTGAACACAATCCACGATTACTACCAACAAGATAAGTATCAAGAGCTGTATTCATAGCCCTGCATAATGTGCAGTCTTTTTCTTCACACTGCTCGAATACAGTTACATACTTATTACCTGTATTAACTCCATCTTTCTTGCAATCCCAGTACCTCTTCATAGTTGCCATTGTTAATCCCTCCTTGTTTTAGCTGGTCTAATGAACTTTGATTTGTTAACTAACTCGATAGGGATTCTTTCACCCATATCTACATCGTACGCAGTTTTAGCATCTTTCCTGTCTACGAAAGCAGCATTACCATATACTGTTTCGTAGAAGCCCTTTCCTTTCCACTAATCTTGTTTAGTTGTATCTGCCATGTTGCGTACCTCCTATTCTTATTCTGTATACCCCTATTCTACCATAAAAATTCAAATCTGTCAACATATTTTTTACAATTGTTTTGCTCACCTCTGTATTAAGTAACAGTCCATTTAATTGTTATCTTGTTATACCAATGCAACAATACAACAATGATACAAATAACAAATTAAACAAATAACTAGTGCTAGAAGCCCCTTATTTATTTTGACATTGATTAGTTATATACAGCATCGTTATTTATTGACATTGATTATTTACTTGCAGTTGTATTGTTCAGTATTTTAAAGTGCTTAGTCATTTACAGTTATTTGTTTTACTTTAGTCATATTTTTTCTTAAAAAGGAAGATGTGAAAGAGCCAGATGAGATTGGAGTAAGAACAACAAAATCTGAAATGACTAAGCAAATCAATAGAGCTACAATAACCAATCAATGTCAATTTTTAAAAGGGGCTATAAGGAGAAGTTAGTTGTTTATATGGTTATTTGTTATATTGTTATCGTATTTAATTGTTGCAACTTACTTCATAAACAAGCATTGTGAATTATTGACATTGATTCCCATGTGCCAACAATTATAATTCATTCTTGGGGCATTCTTGGAAGTCATACTGCCGACCATACAAGCAGTTATATACAAGCAATCACAAGCATCTAATCAACACAAGCATAACTCTGTGGATGCATATACAAGCAGTTATTGGCAGATGTATTGATACAGCTATAGTAAATAGGACAACAAAAAAGGGGAGGTTGTTAGCCTCCCCTGTTTGTTATTCTTCTTCTTTATCTTCTGCTTCGTACTTCTTACCAAAGGCAACTTCGAGTGCCGAGATTGTTTGTGCCTTGAGCTTATCGGTAGCATCCGATTCCATAACTTTCTTGCATGCCGATGTGAATGCGTCTGCCCGTGTCCTGTCCACTTTTGGCATGGAATCCATCAACCATACCCACTTGTCGGCAAAAAGGTCTGCCCATTTTGAGGTGTCTTTTTCGTTAGCCGTAAGACGGGAGATAAGGACAAACAATCCATAA